AGTGACACCAGACCGAGCGTAATGATGACGACCGCGAACAGCGCAAACTTGCGCGTTGCGTTCGCCTCGTTCTTGAACTCCAGGAACGCATTAAGCCACTTGGTCATGCCCAGCCCCTGTGATTGTTAAAACGCGCCGAAGAAGTGTCCGACCGCGCGGAAGCCCTCAGCGGGTGCGCCGGCAAGGATCGCCGCGATGATCGATGTCAGGGCGCCTGCGAAGATGATCCCGTACCGGACGATCTTGCGGCGCGTTTCCTTCTCGGCCGCAAGGTTGCGCTCGTTCAATGCGAGCCCGAACTCCTTGAGGTCGGACCGGAATGCCGCCCTGAGTTCTGCATTGGAGCGGGTTGAATCTTCACGCTGCACAGCAAGTGCGCGCTCGAATGCCGTATCCGTATATGTCTTGCCTTCAGCCGCCATCTGCCTCATCTCGCGTCCGATCTTTGCCTCAAGCTTGTCCAGATCAGCGTCATCGGGAGCCTTGTCCCGAAGCACCTTCTGGACGGCCATGTCCTTGTCGATTTCGTGCATGCGGTCCTGCATCAGCAGGAGCCGTTCCCTCAGCCATTCGGATTCTTCGGCCACCGCTCCCAGCCCCCTCCATGGGTCACATCTCGCCAACGCGGGCGAACAGGCCCAGCAGCTTTTCGATCTCGGTTTCGCGTGTAAGGTTCTCACCGGCCGCGCCGCGCATCTGCTGCAACTCGGCAAGCTCGACGTTCAGCAGTTCGGTGAAGCGCTTCCGCTTGGCGCTCGAAAGCTTGGCGATGATATCGCCCGTGTCGGCCATATCTTCGCTCTTGTCCGCGCGCATGAAGTCCAGGAGGTGATCGGGCTCCAGATCCGCTTCTTCCCCCACCTCCCCGTAATCCGACAGCTTCGTCTCCGCAGGATTAGGCGGTAGCCCTACCGGTGCATCCCGGGCTTCGAGTTCCTTGCGGAGACGATCGTTCTCTTCCCTCAGCTTGTTGATGAGGTCGTCTCTTTCGTCTGCTTCGTCGGGATGGGAGAGGGGCGCTACGGCTGTCAGTTCGGCGTCGACAGGTTCTGCCACTGGTGCCGGATCGGGTTCAGCGACGACCTCGGCAACGGGCTCGGGCTCTTCCACCTTTGCCGTGAAGGAATTGAGGAACGCAATGACCTCTTCATCCGTCCGGCGCACGGTCGAATGAGAGGATTGGCCCGGCGGAAAACCTGCCACCGAAAAGAAGGAGCCATGCCATTTGACAAATGGGCGGTCCGCGAAGTTCTCGGTGGATGGCATCCAGCCAGCTTCCGCAAACATCTGGCTAAGCTCCACAGCGCGTTGTTCTGCGGGGTTCATTTGTTGCTCCAGAGGACGTTCGGGCTTTCCTTCGCCATCGGCTTCCATGAATAGGGCCGGCGATCAGGCGGGTAGATTTTGTCAGGGCTTTTGCGATCGAGGACGTAGCTCTTGCCGTCCAGCGTCACGACAAGGACGATGTGAGGCTGACCGTCTGCGTAACCTGTCTCAAAATGCATGGCCTTGGGGTCCATGCCGATGGCCAGGAGCGCGGCTCGCTTCGTTGCGGCGTCCGTGTTGCAGTCGCCCATGCGATCGGCTGGAAACGGCGTCCACGGCTCGTAGTAGCTGTCATCCTCGCGCGTGATGATGCCCTCGGTGATTTCCTTATTGATGATCGCGAGATCGAAGGGCTCGATCTTCTCCGCGATGCATCCGGGGTCATGGGTCTTGGCGCAGTATTCCAGCCATGGATAAGGGAGGGTGACGCTGGAGACCTGCTGCAGGAAGATCAGAGCCAGGATCATGGGCTGCGATCCGCGTTGAGCGTGATCGTGGAGGAGGCCAGCGTTGTCGTTGTTCCGACGCGGCGAATCTCAAGCGTGAAGATAGCCTGAGAGCTTCCGTTGGTTGTCTGCTGTCGGCTCCAAGTCAGGCTCGAACTAAGGGCAACCCACGAGCCGGCAGATGGATCAGAGGAGAGCGAACCGGACGTCACGCTGGACATGCACTCGTAATTTCCCCCAGCGGCGGCTTTTGGGGCGACCCAATCTCCAAGATCTGTCGTGCCTCCAGTCACTTGAATGGAGTTGATGTCTCCACCGGATGTCAGCTGGAAGCGGGCATTTGCGTTTGTGGGCGAAACTGTGCTGTCGGTGATGGAGTAAGATGCGTTCAGCAGGACGCGGGGTTGCCCCATCGTTGAAAAGAACGCCCCAAGCATTCCGCTCATCAGGACACCGCGCCTGTCAGAACAAAGACAGATGCAGAGCGAACGTGAACCCCACCCATCTGGTTAGCCGCAAGGGTCGCTGTCGCGCTGTCTGTCCCGTTGACGTACATAGTGCAGCCAGAGCCGCGCGTGATCGTTCTCGCCGATGTTCCTGGATCAAGCGTCATCTTGTCGTTGGCTGTGAAGACGGAGTTGTTGAGTGTGATGTTGCCGGTCAGAGCCAGATGTTTGTTGGCGCTGGCGCTGGTAAGGGTGCCGGAGGTTTCAGAGCTTGTAGCGACACGAGCCTGTAGGGCGCCGATGACGGCAACCAGCGTTCCATAGAAATTGATCGCATCTACCGTTGTTCCGGTGCGCTGCACTTGGATCGCAGTAAAGCCGGTCGAGATTGCATCATCAGTTCCGCCGATCAGGAGTTCACCGCCACTGGCGAGGAAGCGCCAATATTTCTTGTCGCTTGCAGCATCGCTTTCATAGAGACGAAGGTTCGGCGCCGTGTTGCTGATGACCGGGTTTCCGCTCATCGTGAAATCGCCAGCCACCGTCCCGCTTATCGTCGGGCTGGACAGGGTCTTGTTGGAGAGAGTGTCCGTCGAGTTAGACGTTATAACCGCTCCAGCGGAACCAATAGCAATTGCCAGAGCAGTCGCAACGTTCGTCCCAAGCCCACTGATGCCGGTCGAGACAGGCAGGCCCGTGCAGCTGGATAGCGTGCCGGACGATGGCGTTCCAAGTGCGCCGCCATTGACGACGAAAGCACCGGAGCTGCCTACGTTGACGGCCAGAGCCGTTGCTACACCTGTGCCCGGTGTAACAGTAGCTAGGTTTCCAAGGCCAAGAGCCGTGCGGAACGAGGAGGCCGACTCGAACGTGAATGCATCAACGTCCGTCGCCCGGAAAAAGGCGTTGGTCGTGCTGGACGATGCGCCAGCCATCGCAGTCAGTGTTGCATCAAGCGGCTGGAACGATCCGCCTGCAAACGTCCCGATCAGGTCGAAGCGCGGCCCCGTCGAGTTGTAGGCAAGGAGATAGAGACCGTTGGCAACGATGTCGCCTGCGACCACGTCACCGCCGTCGCTCGTCTTGATGGCGACTGCTCCGACACCATCGACATTGAGCGTTGCGGCTCCCGAGTTGGTGTGGTTCGCCTTCAGCATGAACATCATGCCGGCGGCGTACGCGCTGGAGATTGCGGCGACGGAATCCGATGTGATAGTGTAGGCGTTCGAACTGCCGCCGCTGGTGCAGCCGCCTTGGATCTGGTTCGCCCAACCCCGCACAGCAGCCATCAAAGCGCGGCTACTATTGTTGAGCGTGGGCATGAGTTGCCCTTCAGCAAAGTTCACGTTGGTGTCCGCTGTGCCATTGCTGGCCGCAGTCGTGCTCCAAGCTTTCTGTACGCCAACAGCCATCGTGTTCGCCTGCGCGAGTTGTTGATTTAGCGGGAATGAAAAAGGGCCCCGAAGGGCCCTGCGGTTAGTCCAGAAAGCGGTAGGGAACTTTCGGTGGTCGCCTGTAGGGGCCCATCCGGAACAGTCTCCGGAACCAGTCGCTTTCCCAGCTCAGCCAGAGACCGAACCAGAAGCCTCCAGTGACGAGAATTGCACCCCAGTTCATTACTGCCCCGAGAGAGATTTGAAGCCCTCGCCACCGATAGGCGAGAAAGCTGCGTTGATCGCCGCGTTGGTGAGGAGGCGCGTCCGGTGCTCGGGCAGCTGCTGCATGCGCTTCAACGCCCGAGCTGCTGCGCTACGGGAATCCAGCCATGCCTTCATTCCGCCCGCCTGCGCGATCTCTGCCTCAGCCTGACGAACAGGCATGCTCATGATGCGGATGATCTCGTTTGACACGTCCTCAGAATACTTGTCGTTGCCCTTGGCAGTAAGGAATTTCACAAGGTCACCAAACAGGTTTCCTGTTGATGGTGCGCGATCAGTAAGCGCCTTGGCTCCGGTCAGCTTTTCAGCCGTTTGCGGCCCTCTCCCAATTCCTGCCCGTTCCGTATTGCCAAACAGCTCAGCCCGCTTGTCGATGCGCGCCATGAGATCGTCAAAGCCGCTTGACTGGCCGAAGATGTGCTGAAGCGTGCGGCGTTTGGACTGGTTGCCAATGATAGGACGCAGAACATTGGCCTTTCCAGTTCCAGTATCAGCTGCGCGCAGAAGCTCCTCCAGTGCCGACAATGCGCCGTACTGCGCGTGCTGCCTCTCGGCTGGCGTCATCTTCGCCAGCGCCTGCGCGACTTCGCCAAGCGCCAGATCTCCCTTGGCCTTCACCATGTCCGCGCCAAACTCTTCCGCCGCCTTGGACTTGGCCGCGCCGGCATAAATGTCCTGCGCCTGCTTGAACTTGTCTCCCAGCATATCGCGAACCGTATTGTTGAACTTGCGGGCGTCTCCTGTCATCTCGGCCACAGCCTTGCCCATGGGCGCCCCAAGCGGATCCATTTTCGCCGCCGAAATAGCGCGACCGACGCGATCTTCAACGTTGTGCAGAACGGTGTGCCAGAACTGCGGATGCTGCATCAGCACATCGTCTGTCACATCAGGACCGAGGAACCGGCGCATGGATTCACGTGCTTCCTCGATTGCGCCATTGAAACGCGCACCTGAGCGACTGTTGAACGTGATGAAGTCCTTTGCCGCCTTGGGGACCGCCTGTACGCGAGTCTGGTAAACCTCCGCATAGAGCGGTTTGGCCATCTGCTCCTGGATGTCAGATAGCGAGCGCACCCGATTTGCTGCATCCTTCGGGACACCCTGTCCAAGCGTATCCCAGAGGTCGGCTGCGGTCTGATCGGCAATGTTGTTGTTTCGGTCGGTCAGCAGCTTGTCGAGATCATTCCGCCCTTTCGAGGGACGGAGCGCGGCATCGCGCATCAGCTCCGGACCCCCTGTAATGACATCACCAAGGATCGCTTCATCTGGCGATGCAGAAAGGCGTGCGGCGAAATCTGCCGGGGTATCGCCCATACGCGCTCCGATACCTGCAATTTCATCGCGCACACGCTTTGACGGACTGAGATTCTTCGCGAACTGACCGCCGACAGCTGGCAGTATTTCGCCAAAGATACCTTGTCCAATCAGGGCAGTCGGAGCCCCCCAGATCGCACCTTCCGTTGCCGCCTTCAGGCGATCTCCATCGTCTGCGGAGCCAGCGCCGTAGACGCCCCCTCCAGCAGCGCCAACCGCACCAGCCACACCAAGACGGGAAAGCAGGCCGAAGTTCTTGCCGATGTTCGCAAACTTCGAAGCTCCCAGCGCCGCCCTGAGCGGAGCCCCAGCGGCAAATCCTGGAATGAATGCGCCGGAAAGCTGACCGCCACCATAGGCAAAGGGATTAGCGGCTTGCGCTGCGTCCTGATAATCGCGCGCTTCCCACATATAGCGGTTGCGCGCCTTTTCATCGAAGCCGCCGCGTAGCCAGCCGGAAAGCTCGTCACCAAAGCCGAAGCTGACAGCATCGCCAAGCCCGGAAAGAAACGAGTCGAGCGCGGTTGGCTTCTTGCGGTCCTTTGTGTCGAACTGGTCAAAAACGTTGTCGCCTGAGCCGCCCGGCTTTGTGTCGAACTGGTCGAAGATGTTCTTGGTCATCTATCGACCCCGATATCCGCCCGGCTGGGCCAGTCCAAGGACGCGGTCAGATGAGCCGATGCCATATTTCGTGTCGAACATCCTGCGCATCTCGTTTGTCGGATTCTGCTTGAGCAACGTGATGGCGTTCGCAGGAATTCCGCCCTGCGCCGGAGCCATATCGGACATTGTAGGCTGAGGTGTGGGACCTGCCTTCGCTTCACGAGCCTTGCGGTCTTCTTCGAAGGCCAGCGTCAGCGCCGTATTCCAGTCCTGTCCGGCCGCATTGCGCTTGCCAGTGAGGCCCTTCGCGTCGGTGAAGAAGTTGTTCATCGTCTTGTTCTCAAGCAGCTTGTTCTCGGCAAGCTTGATGCGCTCATCCAGCAGCGACATGGCAGCGTCATAGGTCATGTCCGGGTTGGAGAACGAGTTCACGGCTGCTTCCATCTCCCGTTCCGACATGGCGCCGAGACCCCGGAGCGTTTCAAGGGCCGGTCCAAGCACCCGGGCCCGCCACGTTTCCAGCGTTGTCGCCAGCGGACCATTTTCCCCGAACATGCGGTTCATGGTGATCTTCTGGTTGGCGTCGAAGAAGCCGCGCTGAAGGCCGAGGTCTTTAGCTTTCTGGATGTCAGCCTTCACAGCCGCAAGCATAGGCAGGCCACGGGACTGGATCTGGGCAGCGGCCTCATTGGACTTGCCGATGGTTTCCGCGTCCATCGCCTGAAAATACTTGCCGATGCTGTTTTCGTTCGCCGAGCGGATACGGGCTTCCTCGGCTGACGCCGCCCGGTCCTTCGCGCGCTCCTGGGTGTCGTGGGTCCGGCTGGTTTCGGCTTCCTTGCTGCGGGCCAGCTGTTCGGCTCTCCACATCTCGTATTGGCCGTAACCTTCCGGTCCGACAATGCCGAGCATGCGACGCGCATCAGCATCAAGCGTCGGGTCTTTGAGAGCTTCCTCGTAACGCTGCGTGAGGCCCGCAGCCTTCTGTTGCTCCTTGCGCCAAGCGTCGAACTGTTCGCGCTCGCGTGCGTCCGCTTCCTTCTGGCGGTCGATCTCCCGCTGGCGATCCTCACGCGACATCGCGCCCTGCTGGAGGCCTTGCAGGTCTTTCGCCACGACCCCCCAGTCGCCGCCGTTCTGGGACTGACCGAGAAGGGAAAGGCCGAGGGTCAGGAGGTCGCTGTCGTTGATGTTCCCGAGCATGCCGCCCAGGGCGTACTGGCTCTTGTCCTGTCCGGGCTGGCCGGCTGAGCCTGTTCCGCTGGCCTGATCGCCAGGCTGGGGCTGGGGATCGGGCTTCTGCGCGGCTGAGGGGTTATAGGCGGCGAATGACGCATCGCTTGGCCCGACAGGTGAGAGGCCCATGTCCGGGGCTTGGGGCGTACTGGGCGGGCCCATTTGGCGGATAGGTGCAGGCGTCCAGGATGGCCCCATAGGCCTAACGGGCGGCATTGCTGTTGGCGCTCTGGGGGCTACGGGCGGGGCATACGGGTTCTGCTGGACCTGCGGCTGGGCCGGGAGGCCCGTGCGCGGATCGATCGGACCCAGATCCTGCGCGAACGGGGTTCCGAAACGGTAGGGGGAACGGTCAAGCCAGCCCATTATCAGCCTCGACGGAAACGGTAGGGATTGAGGAATTCAGGACGCGGCGGGGGAGCCATCTGCTTCTGTTGCGAGCCCTGAAGCATGGACAGGCCAAGTCCCATCGCTCCCTGCGCATTGAAGGATGGATTCCTGTAGGCCGCATGAGCCGCATCCGTGGGCGCCTGCGTCATGTCCGGCATGGTCCCGTTGGCGGTCTGGCCCAGTGCGGCAAGGCCGGGGTCGATTCCGGGAGGAAGCGCCATGGAGAACAGCTGCGTCGGCTGGAATGAGGATGGGGCTGGCATGGTGACGTTGCGCTGTTGAGGCGGCGCCATGCCGACGCCCGGAACTGATCCGGGCTGCATCATGCCTGCCTGCTGGAATGCGCCGGAATAGGCGCCCATGTCGGTTCCGAAATTCATGTCGGATGATTGAGGGCGATAGCGCCCCTCGTATCCGGCCGGTGAAAAGCGCGAGAGAAGTCCCATGTCCTGATCCTCAGCCGAATGCGCCGCCGAGCGCTCCGAGGCCCGCCAGCCACGGGTTGCCGGTTGCCCCAAATGCTCCAAGGCCGCCGCCAAGCGCGCCCATCAGGCGGTTCTTGCTCTGGTTCTGCGTCGTCGTCTGCGATGTGCTCGAGAAATCCGGAAGACCATTCATCATCGCGGCGAAGCGCGAGAGGTTGTCCCAGTTTGCGTTCTGCCCGTAGTTCCATCGCTGCATGTCGGCGTCGATGAGTTGCTGGTTGTAAGCGTCGATCGAGGAGCCAACGCCAAGCATCGACTGCGCAGGCATACCGCCGTACTGGTAGAGCGCCGACAGGTTGTTGGCCGCGGTTGACGCATCGGCATTGCCCTGGCTCCACATGTCGCCGGCCATGCCAGCGGCCTGCATTGCCGAGTTGGCCAGCCCGCTTGCCGCGCCATACTGACGGGCAGCGTCACCCCCAAGCATGTCGCCATAGAGGCTCGCCATTTGGAGGCCCTGTCCTGCGCCCTGAAGGCCCAGCCCTGCGGCAGTGCCGTACCCTGACATCTGCGCCGCGCGGTTGGCCTGATCGATGCCGGAAAGCTGGCTGGCGGCGCTGAGAGCGCGTCCTTGAGCCGATTCAAATGCTGGCGCGTAAATCCCGGTGTAGAGGCTGCCAAGCCCTTCGGCCAACGCTCCGGTGTGAGCCGCATTTGCCCCTGTCCGTCCCGCTCCGCTGAATTGTGCGTTGACGCTGTTGGCGACCTTCTCCGCGCCCTGTTGATATAGCTGGTCGAGATACGGGTTCTGCGCGTCGGCGAAGCCCTGAAGCTGGGGAACGCCCATTTGCGTTTGCTGCTCGCCAGCCTGCGCGATCATCGGGGCGTAGGCCATGCCAGCATCAAGGCCCTGCCCCGCAGCGCCGATCATTGGCGAGACCGCTCCCGCGATATTGGTGTTACCCGTGTTCCACATCATCTGCTGGAGCGGGTTGGAGCCGTTGGCGAACTGGTTCGCCGTGTTCATGCCAGGATTGAAACCGGACATGGCGCGGAACTGGGACTGGTAGGCCTGCGGGAGACCAACGGCGCCCTGTGCCGCCTGACCTTGTATCATCCCAAGGCCAGCCTGCGTCTGCTGACTGAATGGCGCGACCGTGGTCCCGGGATAAAAGTCAGCCGGACCCTGATTGAAGAGGTCGGTTCCCGACTGGAAAATGGCCTGACGCCACGCATCCGTTGTCGGATCGACTTCCGTCTTGTTGGTGACGGTTTGCGTCGCCGGGGTCTTACTTCCCATGGGGAAACACCTGCTAGTTGACTAACAACCTCACGCGCTGTCTCGTCCGGTGATCCGGATGGGGAGGCAGACTTGAAGGCTGTGATTGCTGCGGTAGTGGTCGCGATCGGGGTGATCGCCGGGGTCTGGCTCTACATTCAGAGCACGCCGCTTGAGACGTGCATCAGGTCGACCATGATGACGTGGCATGCCGACCGGAACTCGGCTGAGTACCAATGCTCTAAAGACAAGCCCCAATATTAACCAAGATCACGCAAATGTGATTACTTGGCTATTGTTTTACGTGAACTGCACTGGGTTGGGCGAATACTTCGCGTATCTTTCAGATGCGAAGTAAGTGCTTCGCTGATGTTTGAAATCGCAATCGGGGCAGGCACGGCAGCTAACCGTGTTTCTCCTGCCCCTAACCGGAAAGGACCCGGCTATGACCAAACTTACCCAAGAGCGTCCGTTTGAACAGCAGGCTTGTCTTGCTTTCGTAGGCCTCTCAGTGGTGACGGCCACCCTCGGCTTCTGGGCCAAGGGCTGGCTTCCCGGAATCCTGCTGACTGTCGCCATGGCAGTCGTCGTGTTCCTCCTGTCCCGCGCAGTTGAGCGGGTGCAGGAAGCCTGGACCACGAAGAACCACTTCACCGCCTTTGTCGCGGGCTTTCTCGCCCTCGGCTTTGGAGTGATCGAGGCCAACCTCAACCACCTTGGCCTTGATCATCTCAATGCGGAATATGCACTGGCGCCGGTCGCCTTCCTTTGGCCCGCCTGCTTCTTCATCTCGGCCGTGAACGTCTTTGCCAGCTTCGGGTTCGCCCGCCAGCTCGAGGACAAGGCTACGAAGAATGACGCTCCGAAAACTGGCCCCTCTCTCGATGCCCAGCTTTTCGGCTACTCGCAGCCCGTTATCAAGTTTGGCGACGCGCAGCGGCAGGCGGATATCCAGAACCGCATGGAAGCGATCCGTCAGAAAATGCAAGCCTAACGAGACGCCCCGCCCTAACCCGGCGGGGTGTTTTGCGTTTCAGTCGATGACGGATTCAAGCACGATCGCAGTACGCTTCCAGTCCGGCAACATGCGCTGGAGACCTTCGCGGCCGATCATGCGGAACTTCGTGCAGCCGTATTGCTTCGCCATTGCTGCAACCTGGGGCTGGAAGTGACGCCAGTCCCTCATTCCCTCTCCGGAGGCCAGCAGCAGCTCACAGATCCGCATCCCGGTCGGGAACTGGCTGATGGTCAGGACAGCGATGGAAGCAATGTCGTCCTCGTCCATGTAGGCGAGAAGCTGGTATCCGCCGGACATAATCCCGTTGACTACCGCTTCCGGGCTGAACTGGCCCTGTGACCATTCGCAGGCCTTGGTGACCAGCGGCTCCAGCTGCTCCCACAGGCCGGGAAGATCGTTCGGCCCGATGATGACGACACGCTGCGCCTGCGTGAGTTCGATGACCGCGTTCATGATGCTACCGCCCTGTCCGTAACCCTGCGCCATTGGCTGCCATCCGAGAACACCGGCACAGCCCCGCCACTTTCATTCGTGCAGTAGAACATCTTAGCCCCGTCAGGATCGTGCGCCTCAAGCGCCAGCTGGGCGACCGTGCGGGGCTGGAGGAGCCCGGTATTGAGCTTTTCTGCATGATCGTTCAGCGCATCCGCCATGCGGACGGTTGTGTCCCCGCGTGTGGGGATCTTCTTCGCTTCACTCATCGCGCCCCGGCTTCCTGCATCTCGGGCCTGATCCCTGAGGCGTAGCTCCAGTCGTCAGCCGCTGCGATTATCATCTTGGCGCAAACGTAGTTGCCATTGACCATACGTTGTGGACACCGGCCGCTCGGCTGCATCGAGACGTTGGCGCGATAGGTCGGGCTTTCGATCGGCCGATTGCTTCCTGCGCCTGCGACAGTGACGCTCTCGGCATCTGTCACAGGCTCGAATGCTGCGACCGTAGTGCGGCCCTTCTCGTTCGGCTTGTACTGGCCTGTTTCAAACGTCGCTTCGACGGAATCGCCAGAGAACGAGCCCAGCTTGTGGGTGGTATCAAATCCGGCGAAGTAGCTGGTACCGCCGAGCCAGATCGGGTCATCAGGCGAAACCGTCAGGCTGTCCGCATCAGTCGTGGTGAGATCATCCGGGCTGATGCCAAGCGATCCGCCCATCATCAGGAACTCAAGCGAGTAAGGCACATAGGTCGGCCGCTTGAACGCCCAGTTGTAGATCAGGATCGTATCAGGCGTTCCGCCAGAGCTTGTCGATGCAAAGGCCCACGCCACCACCTTGCGCTGCGGGTTGATCGTGCCCGACATCTTGGGCCAGTAAGCGCGTTGGCTGTTGTCGAGGAACCAGCGGTCAAATACGCCAGCGCCAATCGGCGTCGCGGTCTGTCCGTCGAACATGTAATAACCGTCTTCCGACAGGAAGAAGAACACCGAACCCCACTGAACAAGGCTGTTCGGCTCGACACAGCCAATTCCGTCCACCAGCTTGTCGATCGCCATGATGGTCTGGCCGCCAACATACTGCATCCGGCGGATGGCCTTCTCCTGGAAGATGTAGAGCACATCGAGGCCAGCCAGCCCGGTGAGCCTCCCACCATCCGCAAACTCCTGCTCATCGCTCTGGTTCGTGCCAGGCGTCCATTGCTCGCTGTCATCGAAGCCCGACCATTTGATGGCGTTGCCGTTCGATCCCAAGGCCCCGAGAACGACGAATTCCCGGAAGCTGGCGATCAGCTGCGCCGTGCCCGGAGATCCAGCCAGATCGGCAAAGGCTGTCGCCGCCGTCGACATGTCGATATACTGGATATTATCGAGGCCGTTTGTGGCGAGCAGCCGGTCTCCGAACGTAGTGAAGCGCCAGCGGGTGTAGTCCCCGGCAGGACCGTAGCCGCCGACCTTGGAGCGATCGGTGAAGGTCAGTCCCTCCAGCTCGTAAAGCTTGGTCGAGGTTCCGGCATAGACATGGACCGCCTGATCCTTGTCCCTTGCAGCCGTTCCGCCGAGGCAGGTCGAATCCAGCGCGTCACTGGTGACCATCAGGCTTGGAAATGGCTCGTAGCCATCGGCAAGCGGCAAGCAGCCTTTTGCCACCCGTAGATAGGGTGATGTGATCGTTGAAAGATCAGGCGCCCAGACGCCGAGCGGGATCATCGGGTCTGCGCCATCCGCCACTTGTCGAGCGCCTGAAGCTTGGCCCGGTCCTTTGCGTCCTGTTCACCGGACGAGAAGATACGCGCTGCTCCCTTATGCTCGCCAATCATGCAGGTCATGAGATCGCGATCACCGTGCTTGACCACGGCGTACACAGGCTCTGGATATTCAGACATCAGCTTCGCGCCCTGATCCTGTTGGTGGCGGTGCGTGCAACGTGTTCGCGGTCCAGCGCTTCCTTGGCCTCGGCCAGTGCGTCTTTCAGCGCAGGGACCGCCGTGTAGTCCTTGATGTAGTCACGGGCCATGATCAGCTTTGCCTGCGTCCGGATCAGGATTTCGGCGTCCGTGAGCCATGCGTTAGTGTCTGTGTCGCCCGAAAGGTCAGCAGCATTGTTGAGCTGGAACAGGCCCGAAAACGTCAGCGTGTAGACATCATCCGGGGTCGGATAGATGCGGAGCCGGGCCCCGTACCGATTGTAGAGATAGGGCTGGCCTTCATCCGTCTGGTTGCCATCGTGGAGGCTTTCCATCTCCTGAAAGGAGACCTCCTCCATCGGTTGGAGCTGGCTGTTGATCGTGACGCGCAGGCTGTAGAGCTTGATCAACCCCGTAGGTTCGGTGACGTAGGAATTGCTCGCAGTCGTGGTCGCGGTTTTCGTTGTCGAGGTAGGCTGCTGGAGAAACCAGTAGGCCTTGGAGCGATGCAGCTTGATCGCATCGTTAATAGACGCGCCAATCTCCGTCGCCCACGTCCGTGAGGTATAGGTCTCGTCCGTCAGTTCGCGCTCGAGTTCCGAGGCGATCCGCGTCTTGACCTCCAGGAACGTCGCCATCAGTCAGCCCAGCGCGTCTTGTGTGGATCGGGTGAAATGCCGGGAGCGGCGTCCTTGCGATAATAGTACACGCTGATAGCTCGCCGTTCCTTGTTGGTCTTTGCCACGCCATGAATGGCATTGTCGGTCGTGGTGAAGACAACCGCGGTATTCATCCTTGGGGCATAGCGCTTGATGACTTCGCCATCCGCCCAGAGCTCCAGCTCGCCGCCGTCGCCCTTCTGCCAGTCTGGAGAGAGGTAGATCAGGAGGTTCACAGTGCGGTAGGCTTTCAGCTCGTCCTGCCAGTTGAAGTCTGCATGCGCGTCCAAAAACCCGCCCGGAGGCGTCAGCGTGATCCCGCCGCCATAGAGCGATGGGTCGGCAAAGAGATCATCGAAACCCGTCAATGCCTTGAGCTTGTTGAGGCAGCCTTCACCGGTCAGGAGGTCGAACACCTTGCGCAGCGGCTCCGGCATCGCCTCGACCTTGGCGCATTCCAGCTTCTTGCTGTGTCCGTCTCCGGTGAACTCGCGGCCATGATCTTTCCAGATCGGATCATCGGCGTTCGGGAATGAGAGATATGCGTCTTCAGCCATCTCTGCGGGCAGGAAGTCATCGATCGCCGCATGGGGGAACGGCTTTGCACGTCGATAAGCAGGATCGCCGGGAAGCTTGGGGCGGCCGCCCTTGCGTTGCGCCGCTTGCGGTTCTGCTTCCTCAACAATCGCAATCGGTTCGGGAATATACGGCGCCGATGAGGTTGGACCGCTTACAACGGCCATGGTCGGCGCAGGAGTAGCGTAGGCCACGGGCTGAGGCGGAGCGACCTGCCCTTTCTCGATAGCCGTACGAAGGGCGACAATGGCTCTGCGTGAGCCTCCGGGAAGCGGGGCGGTCATGGGCGAGCCACGATCAGGAGATGCCAGCCAAAGCGCTTTTTGAGCGCCTGGAACATCGCATCCGGCATGGATTCGAACCACGGCTGCTTCACATAGCGATGCTGCACGTAGTCCTTCACCACGTAGGGGAAGATGTGGGTCTGTTCGATGTCGACGCGCGACCAGTCCTTGAACAGACTGCGGACTTCGTCATGCGTGTAGGTATTGGCGAGCGGGCAGTTGTCCTGCGCCTCGGGCTGGTCAAGCCCTGCCTCGATCATCGTCGCCTTCCATGAGTTGGCGGCGTAGAGCATCAGGCGGAATTCGCCGCGCGGATTGAGCTTCTTCTTCGCCTTGGCGATGATCTTCTCGATATCGGGCGTGTGATGGAGCACGCCGAAGGAGTAGATCAGGTCAACGTTATCGACCTTGTCCAGCGCCTTCATGGCGTCAGCGGCGATGAACGTGCCGGCAAGGTTGTTGAGGTCGCGGCGCTTCTCAGCCAGCTTCACGGCCTCAGCGGACAGGTCACAACCGACATAGACAGCACCATGGCTCATGAAGCATTCGGCGTCCGTCCCGATACCGCAGCCAATTTCAAAGACCCGTTTGCCCTTCCAGCTTGAGAAACGAGCAAAGGCAGGAATGTGGCTTTCCACGAAATAGCGACGGGCCGTCACTTCATCGAAATAGCGCAGCGTTCCGACTTCGGCTTTGGAATGCCGGACATTGCAGGGACGCTTGTCCCAGTATTCTCGGACGTCTTCGAGTGTTGCTGTCATGCAGCCTTCGCCTGTGCTTCTGCTATGATCGCCTCGGCCTCCGCCTTGGCTTTGAGATATCGCGCCGATGCTGTGCCCTTGGCCTGCTCGGCCTTGGGCTCGAAATGAGCGATCACTTCGGGCTTCAGCGTATGCTTGGCGTTGATGGCGCAGACCGCAGCGCGGGTATCTAGCGCTTCCAGTGCGCTCTGCTTGAGAATGCCATCGGGATAGCCGTCCATGATGAGAGCAGCCGCAACCCGGCCCCGGCTGACGCGGAAGCCGTTGAAGAACTCGGTCCAGAAGGCGATGTCGCGGAGGCCGTGCGTCTGGCCTCGACCCTCTGGCTGGCTGATCGAGATATCCAGCGTAGCCTTCATGCAGGCCATGTCGCCAATCTCGTTGAGCCACGTATCGGTGAACCAGAACGGGAACCATGGCGCATGGACAAAGCCCTGCTTCTGCCTCAGCCATGCGCCCATCTCGGAACTCATGCAGACAAAGGACATGAAGCCTTCCGAATGCGTCGGGTCATTGAGGCGATACAGCCCCAGTCCTTTCATCACTTCGGCATTGTCATCCCAGCCGCGGGTCTCGCAAATGAAGTCGTCATCCATCCGGAGCGTGGCGTCGCATTGACCTTCAGCGTACAGCGCCAGATTGTCGATCATCTTGGCGACGGTTGTTTCCGGCTCGCGGATCACGCGCTCGACGTTGGCGATGCCTTCGGTCTGCGGAAGCGTGGGGTCGTCTGCGTCCAGTCCAGCGAAGATACAGACGCGATCAGGCTTTGCAGCAAGGTCCAGAAGCGCCTCGACCATCCTGCGGAGGCCTTGGGGCCGATTCCGGGAGGGAAGGACGATGCCGAGCTTCACATGCCACCCATCGGAGGCATCATGCCACCAGCTTGGCCGCCATGCTTCTGCGCCATCTCCATGGCTTTCTGCAGGATCATCTCATCCGGGACATCGGGATGCTGGCGCTTCAGCATCTGGGCAATGCCCATGACAATGCCCTTGAGGCCTCCTGCGGCTCCCCCTGCAATCCCGCCAAGACCAGCGCCGCCGAGCGCGCCACCCATCGTGCCGTTGAGAACATCGTTGATGTCTCCTCCGCCCATGGCGGCATTGGCTCCGCCAGCAGCTGCGCCCAGCGCAGCGCCGCCAGCAACACCACCGGTCAGACCTTGGCCAAAGCCACGCTCAACCCGCGAAAGCAGTCCCATTATTGCCCCCAATCCAATGGGCCGATCGTCCTCTCAAGCTGGGCTCGGACATTTGGATTGGATTGCGCCTCGCTTGCCAGCTTTTGCGCACTTTTCAGAACCAGATCATCTGCAGCTTGGGGAGACTGTTGTTTGATTGCGCGAGCAATCGCCATCACGATGCGCTTTGCGCCAATCCCTGCGGGAACTGCCGCACCGAGCACCGCACCGAGACCTGCCGCGGACCCGAATTGATCGCCAGTCATGTCGCCGGGTTGCGCAGCTGCGCCGATGCCACCAATAGCACCGCCAAGAAGGGCTGACGGAACAACCGTTTCAACCGGAGAGCGCCCTCGCCAATTGCTTGGAAACTCCTCTGCGACGTTCCTTCCTATCCTTGACAACAGCCCCATCAGGCCACCTCCCTCGCTTCAAGCTTTCCCGGTGAGCGAAGACGGCCGAGGCGGCGCACCGTGACGCCATCCTGGTCAGGAACGATTCCCCACGGATCGATGATGATCGAGCCTTTCGGGAAGGCCAGCTTCTTGATGTAGTCGTGGGCGCAGCCGATGAGAAACGTGCCCGGTGCAGTCGGGTCCATTTCGTTGATGAAGCGGTCATAGACGCTCGGGTGAAACCCTCTGCGCTTCATAATCTCGAACACCAGAACCGCATGTGAGCCGGTCGCAATGTTCGTGTTCGCCTTGAAGGCAAAGCCTACGATTCCCGCCGGCCGGAAGTTGCTGCTTTCTGAGATTATGGCGTCGGCCAGCGCCTCAGCTTGTTTCTCCCGCTGCTCCATCAGCATGCCGAAGAAGTCGAAGCTCATGCC